TGAGCGGCAGGTACCAGGCGTTCATCGAGCTGGCCTCAATGAAAAACCATCGATTGCGATACTTGCAGACGTGCGTGAGGTTCTTGCCGACTGAAACATTGTTTCCGGGGTAGGTCACCGTGCTGGCGTTGATCTCGCCGGCACTCAGTGTCGTCCACGTCGTGCCGTCAAACCGGATCGGGAAATCACCGGCATCGTTGACCGCGATCAGATAGTCGCCGGCCTGATTGGCCATCTGCGATGTCGAGTAGTTGCCGTTGAGCTGCCCGCTCTTGATCAGGACCGGCGACGTGGTGGTGACGTCGTATATCTTGGCGTCATTAGCGGCATACATCCGGCGGTTGGTCGCGCCGCTGGCGTAGCTGAAGGCAGAGATGATCGGCGTCGCTTCCGGCAATGTCGCCCACAATATATGGCCACCGCGGATGGCGGCGCCTTTCAGCGTCGGCTTCCAGTTGTCCATGATCAGCGCCGCGCCTGGCTTCATGTAGCTTTCGTTCTCGCTCAGGATCAGTCCGCGCGTCGGCGCCGGAAACGTCACCGTCTCCTGCTTGGTGGCGACTTGCTGTTGCACAGCCGCGCGGCGGAATGATTGATGCTGGCTCATTGCGGTGTCAGGAACGGATAAGAGGCTTGCACAGCAGCCGCCATCGGTCGGCGGCCGACAATGATTGGCGCCGGCTGGTCGCGGCCGGCGATCGTATTAAGCGCGTCGTCCACTCGCCCCACGGCTGGTCGACCCAGGCAAGCGCACGACGGTTCAGCCACTGATCAGTATCGGGAATGAACGTCATCGGAGCCTGCGCCGAGGTCGAGCGCCAGACGTTACCGGTCAGCAGCATGCGCTTGTAATCGGCCGGCAGATCAAAGCCGGCAGCAACACCGTCGCCAACGAAGGTTTGCGTCTTCCTGAACTTCGTCCAGTCGCGGAAATCATAAGCGATACGCTGCGCCATCTCGTTGGCGAGCGACAGCATCTCCTGCATGGTGCGATTGCCGGTGATGTTGGTGAACACGCTTTGCGGCACGGTAACGCCAACCGCGAGGCAGACATCCTTCACCACCGACAGGATCGTCATGCCGCGCTGGCTTTCTCCGGTGCCGCGTCACGCGCCAGCCGCAACAGGTTCTTGCGGTTGAGCGTGCCAAGCGGAGCCTGTCCGGTATTGGCGGTGATGTACTCACGCAGCTGCGGCAGGTCCATTTCGTCGAACTCATCATTCGGGCCAGGGACCTTCGCGGCTTTCAACGCGGCGAGGTCTTCTTCCATGACCTGGTTCTTGGCGCGCAGCGCCTCCAGCTCGGCCTGTACCTGCGCACTGATGGCACCGGTCTGCGATGCTGCAATATATTCCATCGCGGCATTTTTCATGTCGCGACCACCTTGGCCGAGGTTCTTCAGCTCCTGGCCATCGATGTGAGCCAGTGCCTCGACCGTGTAGACGTTTTGCGCGCGCAGCTCGGCGCGGCGAGCCTCGGTTAGGAAAGGAACGTATTGCAGCGGCGTGCCGACCTTGGTCTGGGTCGCGTGCGCCTTGAACTGCTGGTACTGCCGCCGAAACCGCTCGGCATAAGTCACCTTGGACTGCTCGCCGGTTGTCGGGTCGATAACCCAGTTCGAGAACGCTGTCGCCGGGTGGGCGCTCCAGTTCTTGGATCCTGGGTAGTGTAACTCGACAATCTCCTCGTCAACGAAGACCGGACGGCCGGCCGCAAGGGATGCGACCTCATCCTTGACTGCAAGTTCTTTGAAAATGGCGACGATGCTGTCGTCTGGATCTTTCACTGCCATGTGTCGTTATCCTCTAAAAATGAAGGGACCGGAGCCGCCGCCGCTCCCACAACAGCGGCTCCGGTTTTTTTCAGCAGGCCGGGTATCTAATCCACCCGCCGAAAATCATGAAGCCGGTGTCGGGTCGTACATCCTCCAGTTGAACAGAGGATTGGTCATCGTGAGTTCACCCATCCAGCCGATAAATTGCGCAATGGCGTCTTTGTCGATCGGCATCTGGCCGTCGCCATCAAACAGCTTGTCGAAGTTTCTGGAGGGGTTGTAACGCAGACGGAAACTATCGGTGTTGAGACCGAACGTTGTATCCGATGGCATATTACTGCCGATGCCACCATCGAGCACGATCTCGGCCCGCTTGCCACCACCGATATATTCCAGCGCCGAAAAACCAAGCTTGCCCATGCTGGTGCTGTTGGTCTGATGCTGGATAGCGGTGGTTGCGGCGTCGTAAGCCGCATAATGCTCAGGGCTCATGATCAAGAGATCCGCGTAATCCTTGCCGCGGCTTGATTTGGTCATGACGTAATTGAGCATCTGCCGTGCAGTAGTTGCCGTGAACTGCGTTTGAGCAGGGATAATCGCGCCGGCAAAACCAGTGTGGATGTTGTAGGTCTTGGTCTGCCAGATCGTATTGACGCGATCGATGCCGCCATAGACACCGGTAGTGTTCGCAATCGGCACCGCAGTGCCGAGACCTGTCAGCTGCTTGCCGCCGTTGGCAGAGCCATCACCGTAGAGGGCTGCATCCATGGCGTCTTCAAGCGCACGCTCGGCGGCCTCCATGTAGCTGTCGAACACGTCCATCAGCTGGTTGTCGCCCTGGTTATTGAGGATCTCCTGCATCGACAGCACGATCGGCACCACGACCTGCTTGGGGTCGTAGAACGCGTCGTTGAACAGATCGATGGCGGGGTTCAGCAGCTGATCGTAGCCGTTGTACCACTGTGCGACATTTTTAGAGACTTGCAGCGTCTGGCGGATCCGGGGTCCGGAATAGGTCTGCCAAAGACCTTTGCGTCGCATCACCGCCAGCAGCGCGTTATTGTTGCTGACGAGATCTTGGTAGGATGACGATCGATCCTCGAGCGCCATAGAAAGCATCTGCTGATAGGGTGCAGTAGTGGATATGTTGGGCACGGCGGCCTCTCCATCAAAAAGGGTTCAGAGTTTAGACGCCACCGCGAACGCGCTTGACTGCGTTCTCAATGGCCTCGCGTCTGCCAACGGGTTTGTCTGAACGCCGAGGACCTGCTTGCGCAGTGCCTCCGGGGGAGCCGGAGATAGACCTGTCAGCGGGTCGGGTCTGAGCCGATGTGGGACTGCCGCGGGTCTGAGCCGCTTGTGTGGCCGGCGCTAATAGCTCGGCCCTTCGGTACGCGGTCTCCAGATCAAATCCGAGATCGAGCTCGTTCTTGATCAGGGTGCCCAGTTCGTCAAAGCGTGGGTGACTGTCCGCGAATTGATCGACCTGAGAACGCGTGTACGAGAATTGCTGCTGAGTATGCATCTGCTGCAGAGCATGCTCAAGCCCCGATATCTTCTGATGAAGGGCACCGATCTGCTGGCTGGCGGCGTTCTGGCTGTTGCCCATCTGCAGCTGCTTGAGCTGCTCAGGTGACTGGCTCAGGACATGATAGGCGATATCGCGCAGCCCGATCTTGGATCCGTCAGGCGCCTTCAGGCCCAGGTTGTTGACGATGACGTCCAGGCCACCCACCACATCGGAGCGCAGCTTCTGCTCCATCGAGGTGTAATTGGTCAGCGCCCGCTCCAGCGTGGTGCCGTGCTGCTGCGCCATGTGGTGGAAGCGAGCGATCGGCTGGAACGCATCAACGACCGGCTTGAGCTGGTTGTAGGCGTTGCCAAACTCCTGATGCATGCGGTGCATGTCGCCACGCACGCTCTCCGGCGTGGCGTGCCATTCCGCCTTGGCCTTGTCGGACATCCGCGGTGGCGGGTCTCGGAATGGGGTGTTCTCGGGAAGGGTACGATGCGGCGCCGCCGGTTGGGTTCCGTTCATATCCTTCGCTGCGGTCGCGTTCTGTTCTTTGTCTACGAAATCAGTATTCGTAGACTGGCGCGGCGCGAACCGCCCCTTGTCGCGCGGCTGGTCGTCGGGTCGCTTCTTTAGATCAATCTTTTCAGTGGGTTCTGGCGGCTGGTTGTGGCCAGCCCTGGCCTCAGCGGCTTTGGGTGGCGGCGTATTATCCGCGGATTTACCGCGCACCTCCCGCGTATTATCTCGCGGCCTGTTGGCACGATCGAACGCGGCCTGGATGGCCTCGCGCCGGGACAGCGGCGCCTTGTCTGGCGCCTGATTGCCGACCGGGTTTGGGCTGGAAGTCTGATCTGTGTTGATGGGGACTTCGGCGCGTACATTTTGTACGTTTTGTACAGGTTGTGCGGACGGTGCGGACGGTGATGCTACTGGAGCGGAAGTATCGGTCATAACGGTCTCCGTGGCCGGTCTGAACCGGCTGTGTTACCGGTCTACCGGACCGGAAAGCGGAGATACCCGTTACGGACGTGCTGGCCGGTGGCCAGCTTTGTACTTATCGATTGCGATCTTGATCGAACGTTGGCGCGCTTCCTTGGCCGAGCGTTCACTGCTGGCGCGTATCGTCTTCGGCTTCAGCTTCTCCGTCCCTACTTCGGTCAGACCGAGGGAGCGGCCGACTGCCCGAAACTGTCGTTTAGAGGTGTAGAACCGGCCGTCAACCTGCTCAGTCGGTTCCATGATGTCAGAGATGACGTAAGGCAGCGGC